CCGAAAGTTATATCCTACAAAAAAGGTAAACAAAAAATATCTACAGATCGTGAGGCGCTAGAATTCATGCGCGAAAATTATCCACGAGCAAAACCTTTCTGTAATGCTATTCTTGCATTACGTGATATCGACAAACAACTTGGTGTGTTAGATACAGATAGGGATGGCGACAATAGAATACGTTGTTCTTATAATGTGGCAGGTACAGAGACAGGTCGTTGGTCATCTTCAGAAGCTCCTTGGGGCACAGGAACTAATCTTCAAAACATAACAAAAGATCTGCGCGAAATATTTATACCCGATGAAGGTATGACTATGTTCTATGCAGACTTAGAGCAAGCTGAATCACGTGTGGTTGCTTATCTAACAGGCGATGAAAACTATATCAATGCCTGTGAAAGTGGAGATTTGCATACTACTGTGGTTAAAATGGTTTGGAAGAACATGGGTTGGAGCGGTGATCCTGCACAAGAAAGAGAGTTAGCTGAGAATCCTTATTACTTACAGTTTAGTTTTAGAGATATGTGTAAGCGTGCGGGTCATGGTACTAATTACGGACTGTCAGCCACATCTTTGGCTAGGCATTTAAAGATTAAAGTGGCACATGCTACAAGGTTTCAACTGTTATATTACGGTGGTGTGGTTGCTTTAGAATCAGTTAATAGGTGGCACAAGCAGGACTCGAAAGCTGGTTTCGATGAGCTTCTAGCATATGGTAAAGTATATGGTGAAAAGATTAAATACCTGGATGTTCCAGGCGCTTTCCCTGGAATCAGGAAATGGCATGATAGTATAGCAAATGAGCTATCAAATACTGGAACACTAACTACACCGTTGGGTAGAAGAAGACAGTTCTGGGGCAGATTAAATGATGCTACCACATTGCGTGGTGCTATTGCTTATGTTCCACAGTCTACTATAGGAGATCTTTTAAATGTAGGATTGTACAGAGTATGGAACGAACTTAGAGATGAGGGTGTTCAAGTATTAGGACAAGTACATGATGCTATATTAGGTCAAGTTCCTACGGAAAAAGTAGATGAGTTAATGCCTAAGATTATTAATTGTATGACTAATCCTATGACTGTTCACGATAGACAATTAGTTATACCTTCTTCTGTTGAGGTGGGTAACTCTTGGAAAAATTTAAAGACATGGAAAGGGGGGCACAATGACACGAATATATAAAGATTATATAGACGCATGTGTAGCGGCTACCGACAATAGTCCTATACCTAAACTGTTTAGAACGTGGGCAGCTTTGTCCTCTGTATCTGGTGCGTTAGGTAGAAGAGTGTGGATGCCAATGGCAAACTACGATATACGTTCTAATATATTCGTTGTGCTAGTTGCAGGTCCAGGAAGAAACAAATCAGTTAGTTTGATTCTACCATTTAGTAAAGTATTTCGTAAGTTAACTACACCTGTAGGCACAACACCAGATCACGAACATTTTAATTCTGGCTTGATAGAGTATGGTTTAAAAGAGTTTCCTTTGTATCTTATTCAAGATAGAATAACTCCAGAAAAATTAGCAGTAGATATGTCTAAAGCTTCTAGGTTTGACATGCGTTTGTCTACAATAGGTGATGAGTTTTATGATGGGTCACTTACATTAGTTACATCTGAGTTAGGTACGTTTCTATCTAGACATGAAAGATATTTACAAATGTTTTTAACAGACATGTGGGATAGTAAAGAAGAGTATTCACATAAAACAAAAACTGCAGGCGAGCATATAATAAAAGGTCCTTGTTTAAATTGGATTGCTTGTGCTACACCAGAACAGTTTGTAGATAATTTACCAGAAGATGCTAGATCACAAGGTTTACTATCTAGAATAATACCTGTGTTTTATGATGGCGAAAAGATACCACAGTCTTTATTACAAGATAGAGTAGAAGATTCTACAATACATAATCTAAGAAGTGATTTATCAGAGATAGCTAAGATGTATGGTCCTATGCGATTTGATGATAGAGCATTTGATAAAATAAATCAAGACATAGAATCTGGATTAAAACCAATACCAACTGATGCAAACTTATCTGAGTATACACAACGTAGAGTATCTCATTTTATTAAAGTTGCTTTAGCTGTATCTGCTAGTAGTTCTAGAGATAAAGTTATTACTTGGGATCAATGGCAGAGAACTAAAGATTTAATGTTTGAAGTAGAAGAGAATATGCCTAAGGCATTGGCAGGCTTTGGTATGGCTAGAGCGGGTAAACTAGCACAAGATATGGCTGTTTGGACTAAAGAAACTATGCTAAATACAGAGAGAAACTTCGTTAGTCTTCGACATTTCAAGCGCGAATTACTCCGAAGAACTCTCGCACCAGGAGAATCAGAACAGACAGTTAAAGCTATGGAAGAGGCTGGATATATTCAAGTTAAAGACGGTCTTGTGTTCCCAATGAAGTTATGATACAATCAAAAACTCGCGCTCTCTACAGGACAATATGAAAGGATACAAATGAAAATAAATATAGAATACTCACGTGATGAATACCTAACCGAATCAGGAAAGACAATATTAAAAGATAGATACTTACTACCAACAGAAGCCAGCCCTCAAGATGCCTTTGTTAGAGCTGCCAAAACATTTGCAGATGATCAAGCACATGCGCAAAGATTGTATGATTATGCTAGTAAGTTGTGGTTTATGTTTTCTACTCCTGTGTTATCTAATGGTGGTACTACACGTGGTTTACCTATATCTTGTTTCTTAAATTATGTAGACGATTCTCGAGAAGGATTAGCTGATCACTATACAGAAAACATATGGCTGTCTAGTATGGGTGGTGGCATTGGTGGATACTGGGGTGATGTAAGATCACAGGGTATGTCTACTAGTATTGGAAATAAAACTACAGGAGTTATTCCTTTCATGCATGTAGTTGATTCACAGATGACTGCTTTTCATCAAGGCGCAACTAGAAGAGGAAGCTATGCTTCTTATATGGATATATCTCACCCAGAGATTGTAGAGTTTATTGAGATGAGAAAACCAACAGGTGGAGATATACATAGAAAAAATCTTAACTTACATCATGGTGTAAATGTATCTGATAAATTTATGGAAGCTGTAGTAGCAGGCGATTCTTGGGATTTAATTGATCCACATACAAAACAAGTTATCAATACAACAGATGCTAGAACTCTATGGATTAAATTACTTGAAACTAGAATAGCAACAGGTGAACCATATATAAGTTTTATTGATACAGTAAATGAATCATTACCAGAAACACAAAAGAAACTAGGATTAAAGTTTAATCATTCTAATTTATGTTCAGAGATTACATTACCTACAGCAAAAGATAGAACTGCTGTGTGTTGTTTGTCTTCTGTTAACTTAGAATACTTTGATGAGTGGAAAGATAACCCACAATTCATAGAAGATTTAGTGCGTATGTTAGACAATGTGTTAGAACATTTTATTCAGAAAGCTCCAGACTATATGTGGAGAGCTGTCAATTCTGCACGTTGTGAAAGAGCAATAGGTTTAGGTGCAATGGGATTACATAGCTACTTTCAGAAGAGAGCTATATCTATGGATAGTCCTATGTCTAAATCTATAAACGAATATATCTTTAAACATATACACAACGAGGCTCAAGCTGCTAATAAAAAGCTAGGGGCAGAGAGAGGTTCACCCGCAGATATGGAAGGCACAGGACTACGACATTCTCATGTCATCGCCATTGCTCCTAATGCATCTTCATCAGTTATCTGTGGAGGAACCTCTCCATCTATAGAACCACTAAGAGCAAACGCTTTTTCTCAAAAGACTTTGAGTGGCACATTTTTAATGAAGAATAAATACTTAGAGAAGACATTAATAAAGTATGATAGAAATAATAAAGAAGTATGGAAGTCTATCGTAACTAATGGTGGTAGTGTGCAACACTTATCATTCTTATCTGAAGCAGATAAAGAAGTATTTAAAACTGCAATTGAAATGAACCAAAGATGGTTGGTGGATTTAGCAGCCGATAGACAAAAGTATATTTGTCAATCACAAAGTTTAAATTTATTTTTACCACCAGATGTAGATACTAAAACATTACATGGTATACATCTGAGAGCATGGAAGAGTAAAGTTAAAACTCTATATTACATGAGAAGTCAAGCACTTAAAAAGGTAGAGAACTTATCTAGTAAAATAGAAAGAACGATAAGACAAGACTTTGATACAGATGAAACTGCTTGCGCAGCTTGCGAGGCATAGAAAGGGGAGAGATGTCAGTATTTGAAGGAAGAGAATATTATAAACCATTTGAATATCCGTGGGCGTTTAAAGCCTATGATGATCAACAAAAGATGCATTGGTTACCAAGTGAAGTTCCATTACACGAGGATGTAAACGATTGGAACTCTAAGATGAATGATGCAGAAAAGAATCTAGTAAAACAGATTCTAACATTTTTTACACAAGGTGATGTAGATATTGCACAAGCCTATATGGATGTGTATATACCCATGTTTAAAAAACCAGAGGTGCGCATGATGTTATCCGCTATCGCTACATCGGAGGCTAACCATGCACACAGTTACTCTTTATTAAATGATACAATAGGTATGGATGATAGAGAGTATAAAGCTTTCCAAGAATATAAAGAGATGGCTGATAAACATAACTATCTTTGGGAAAGTAAAGGGGGCACGGAAGAACAAAAGATCATAAGAGATATGGCTGTGTTCTCTGCATTTGGTGAAGGCTTACAGTTGTTTGGTTCATTTATTATGCTACTAAACTTCCAAAGATTTGGTAAGATGAAAGGCATGGGGCAAATAGTTGCATGGTCTATACGTGATGAGAATCATCATGTGGAAAATATGATTAAGTTATTACATACTGTATTAGATGAGAAACCTCACATATGGAATGACAAATTTAAGAAATCACTCTACGATATATGTAGGGATATGGTAACTCTTGAAGAGAAGTTCATAGACTTGGCGTTCGCACAAGGACCAGTTCAAGGACTTACACCACAAGAAGTAAAGAACTATATACACTACATGGCAGACAGAAGATTACTCCAGCTAGGTTTAAAACCTAACTACGGAGTTAAAAACAATCCGCTTGAGTGGGTGGATTATATTGTCAATGGACAGGCACACGAAAACTTCTTTGAGACTAGAGCGACTGAGTATGCAAAGGGAGCAGTTCAAGGAGATTGGAGTGAGGCATTTACCTCTTGACAAATGTTATATCTTTTGATATAATAAGACTAGTTAACGGAGACAGGGGGGCACAAAGAACCTTACTTCTTCTAGATGCAATATTTAGAAACAGTTTGGGGAACAACTTCCACAACCGTACAAAGGGCTGATCTTTCCCAGGTTAGCCCTTTTCTTTTGGAGACACATGAAAAATAAATTTAATTATCCGCACACAACTAAATATGATAGGTTTGCAAAAAAGTTATACCTGTTGTTCAGCAATAAATCATTGACTTCTAAGTATAAGTTTGATAGACTCCCAATCAAAGACAAGGACTATTGGAGAGCCTTGGCTGAAATATCAACAAAGGAGAAACTATGGCAAACCCAACAACTTTCTCCGTAACAGAATCATTTGTTAACAGGTGTTTAAACTTCTTTAGCAAAGACGAAACAAGCGGAGACTCATTAGAAGATTATTGCAGAGCCGAGTACAAAGAAGACTGGCAGTGGGCATTAAACTTTTACAATAGAAACAAATCATTTCCAAACGTTCACAAGATCGTAACGAAATAATTATAATCGGAATAGGCTAGGCGTAAGCCTAGCTTTGTTCTTTGAATTTATAAAAGAAATTAGTATCGTCACCTGCTGTCCATTTACTGACAGATTCCACATTATATTCTATAGTTGATACTTTAAAATCTGGTTGCTTTGGTTCTGCAGGAGTCAAAGATTTATCATAAAACAATGTTCTATTGTTTGGTTGGGCAGCAAAGTGCCCGTTTTCTAATTCTAAAATATTAAATGACTTATGTTCCTCTGGAACTTGTGAGTAATTTATGTTGGGTAAATTATGATCGGCATGGCAACTATCTATTGTAAATAGATATTCTCCATGATACCATTTCTTTGATGGCGATAAGTATTTCGCTCTAGGTGGTACAGTAATTTTTTCTATCACTGTTATATGATAACTAAAAGCATCCCACAATTCTAGTTCTTCTAGGGGTAAATCTTCTTTAACATTGGGCGAACTAACAAAAGCACTAATTGGTAGCTTATCGTAGAGAGCGGCATACTCTGGTATATATGTTTCAAAATACAAAGCTCTGCCTTGTATAGATTTAACAGTAGTCCATATGCCTTCTACGTATTCTCCGTGCCCCCTTTCGAGGTCATAGAGATATTGTTTCTTAACCCAAACTTTTACAGGTGGTACGTTAGCTACTAGAAAAGACATCTAGTGGGCTAGTTCTCTGATGATATAAGATAGTTTCTCCGCACGCATTGGGGTCTGCTTTGCCCAGCGCGAGTCAAGCATTTCATCTGCGGCTAGGTGATAGGTCTTAGTAGATAAATTTGCTAAGAATTTTTTAAACTTACCTACACCCCCAACACCTAGCTGAAATACCATTTCTATAAGAACCTCTTTAACAGGTTGCGGATGATCGTCAAGATTGATATTATTTGCTTGAGCGACCACGTCAGCAGAATTACAGGCGCTTTCAAAATCACTTTCAAACACGGCTTCCAATTGTTCTTGACTATATTCAATACCTTCTTCATAGTTGTCCTCCGTTGTAACGAGGTGACCATATCCTATGGTAGCAAATCCTAAGCTATCCTTATAAACGATATTTCTAAATCCCTCGTGTTCTTTTATTCTCTCCTTAAGTTCTTCAAACATTAAAATCCTCCTATGCCCCAATGTTTATTATGTTCATCTTCGTCTTGCTTTTGTTTTCTTTTTTTGGGATTCAATAAACTTCCTATATATAGCGGCAGGCTTACTCTTGCCAGCAACGCGAGCTCGCTGCTCCATTGCAATAGCTGCTTGAGTTTTATGAGCATGGCTTCTACCGCTTCCACGAATTTTAGACACGCTCTTTCTAGCCGATGCGGCATCTTTGAATCCAAGTCCTTTGATTGTACCTTTTGGGTTTTCGTCTGTGTATAAGTCTGAGTGTTTCTTTGAACCAACAGGTTGTCCTTTCTTTCTAGGTATTCTTGGAGCCATTCTTAGATAGTAATCCCATAGCGCCCTTAGCACCTTTAATACCAAAGCTTGCAGAACAAGCAATATATAATAAATGTTTGTAATAATCTGGTAAACTATGCAATGCTTCAAATCCTGCTTTGATGTGTGGTGTCCATCCAGGAATAAATACTAGCACCGCTGGAATTAACAGGCATAGTAAAATTAGTTCGTCTTTCCAGCTCCCTTTCATTTGATCTACAGCGGAAGCTTCCCACGATATTTTACCTGCGATCTGTTGTTCTTTTAAACTTTTCTGTGCTTTTATTTCTGTCAAAGCTAAGTCAGCTTTTGCTTTCTTAGTCTCAACAAACCCCTTGACTGTATCTCCTATCAAAGATGTTAGAGGTCCTACTAATAGATTTAACATTATGATACCTTTCTAAATCTTTTTGTTTTCTTCTTTATATTCTTTGGTTGAGCCGCGTGTTGTTTACCAGCAGCTCTGGCTTTTCTTTTAGCTCTAGTAGTGGCAGCGTACTCAGCAGGTGACAAAGACTTTATAGCAGCAGAAGGTAGATATCTTTCTCCTGTAGCTTTAGGTCCTTGTGTCGATGGCTTTCCAGATTTGGTTCTCCATTTCTGTTTTGTCCATGACTTTAAACTTCTCTGCGATTTGGCAAGAGCCATTACTTTTTCTTTTTAGACTTCATGATCTTGTCTTGCAAGAACTTAGGTAAAGTCTTTTGAGCTCCAGTTAATTTACCTTTTGTACCATTACCATTCTTAACTTCTTTCATTGGCTTCTGGTTCTTAGCTTTCTTAGACGGTCTACCTTTCTTACTTCCGTAAGTTCCTTTTCCCATTGGCATTATTTTTTCCCTTTCTTTTTCTTAGGTAATTTGCATTTACATTCTTTTATGTGAAATATTTTGCAAATAATTTTTTTAATAATACGAATCATTTGTAACCTCCGCCTTTTGATTTGTACTGTTTAGCTAGCATTTGAGCTTTACGAGCTGACCATTGTCCAGGAGCTCCGCCTTTTCCTCCAGCTTTGATCCTATTAAATAGTGCTTTACGCATACCAGGTTTTGTATAGTTACCTGCTTTATTAACTGTAGATTTTTTCTTCATGGTCTCTGTAGTTTTTTCTTTTTAACTTTTAAATCTTTTTGTATTCTAGATAAAGTAGGTGATGGTCTATTTAAGCTAGACATAAAAGATTTTTTCTTAGCTTGTTTAGACATTAACTTTTTAACACGCTTATCTACGTTAGGGTTTTTAGGCTTTCTCTTTCGAGAAGCGGGAGCTTTCTTTATCATTTGCTCCATTGCAGCTCTGTTCATGGTTTTTATCTACTCTTTGGATTCGGAATCATCTGAGGATTCTTCTACCTTAACAGCATCCCCACCGATTTTGACAACAGGAGCTGTCATTTCTATTGCATCTGTGTGTATCATTAGATAATTATATCACAGTAGAATTTACTTGACAATAGTATAAAATAATGGTAATATACCACAATTACAGGAGAACATCATGGGTAAACCAACAGCAAAAAGCATATTAATTGATGCATTAAATGCAGTAATTAATAACAAGGGTAACAAAGCCGCAGCTTCTAGAGAGCTGGGTATACCACGCACAACATTACTAGAAAGAATAGAACAAGCACAACTACAAGGAGTTAAACCTACAGTCGTGCCCCCCGATGCTGAAGCAGCATTAATAGAACAACAGTATGAACACGATGCAGAAGTTCGTGAATTAAAAAAGAAAGTAGATGTATTAGCTAGAGAAAATTTAGCGCATCAAAGATTAAAAGACAGTTTAATAAAAGCAGAAAAGCATGTAGCCAAGCCGCCAAAATGGCTGACCAAAAATACAAAAGCAAAAGGCGCGCCAGGTGTGCCTACTATATTTTTATCTGACTTTCATTGGGGCGAAGTAGTAGATGAACAAGCTGTTAATGGTATTAATAAATACGATAGAGATATAGCATTAAAGAGATTTAAGAACGTAGTAGAAACTACTATTGACTTATGTACGAATCACATGGTTAATCCTAGATATCCAGGAATAATCTGTGCTTTGGGTGGCGATATGATATCTGGTGATATACATGACGAGCTAGCAGAAAACAATGATGGCACTAATATAGAACATGTGTTGGATTTGCTAGATAATATGACATGGGCACTAGAAAGATTTGCTAAAGTTTTCGGTAAAGTATTTGTACCTTGTACCTATGGTAATCACTCCAGAACTTATAAGCAATATCGCCACAAACAAGCGGCAAAAACTAACTATGATTGGATGCTATACAATCTGTTAGCAAGACATTTTAAAAATGATAACCGTATACAGTTCCAAATACCTACAGGCTTTGATACAGTATATAAAGTCTATGGTATTAACTACTTACTGACACATGGAGATCGTCTCGGTGTGGCAGGGGGCACGGGAATTGTGGGTATGCTTGGTCCGATAGCACGTGGTGTGCAGAAGATTAAACAAGAATACCATAATAGAAATAAGACTATTGATTACGTATTACTTGGGCACTACCACCAGTATATATCTTTAAAAGGTACTATTGTTAATGGATCTACTAAAGGATATGACGAGTATGCTTACTCAAATAGATTTACATCAGAGCGACCACAACAAGCGCTATGGTTTACACACCCAGAATACGGGGTGACATTCCAAGTTCCTGTAGTAGTTGATGAGCCTAAAGGATCTAAGTCTAAAGAGTGGGTTTCTTGGATGTGTTAATCTAATCCTAGTACCTCACGGTCTCGTAGGTTTCTAATAATTTGACCAGCGGGGTACTGTGTTAATCTAAAGTTTTTAAATAAATCTTTCATGGCTTCATTCCTTAAAGCATCTACGTCTGGAAAAAAATTATAAGTTGGGTCCATTTTAGAATTAAATACAATTACTTTTTCTAGTGCTTCTTCTAGCTGATCGTTTCCTTTTTCTATAAGATCTCTATCATTTGTCTCTGCACCTACCATTATATTTCTAAAACCTTCAGTTATTAAATTGTTTATTCTGGTCCTAAACATTCTTGTTTCGCCACCAGTAAATTTTTCTAGGCGCAATGCTTCTCTTTCTTTTGATATTTTAGTAGGAGTAAAACCTATACTCTGCCATAATATATCCAAAGCGTTGATATCATCAGTTAGCAAAGTGCCTGTAGATGAATACGCTCTTCCGTCTTTAGACATTTCAAAACCTTTGTAAATATTTTTTAAAAATGTAGGTAATAATGCATCTATATATGTAGAGAATTTAATACCACCTGTTTGAGTTAATTCTTGAAATAATTTTCTAGCATTGTCAATGAATATAGCACCTGGTGCACCAGTTATTGCACTTAAATCTTGTGGCACTGGAGCTCCTAATATATTAAGAGCAGCTCTTGCTTGATCAGATCCTGGAAATCTAAATGCAATTCTTTTATTTATGTCCACATTTGCAACAGCATTTATCAATCCGTTCTCAGCTGCTTCGATTAAAAATTTAGGTGTGCCTAAATCATCAAGCATTACTCTGAAATCTTGTCTTAAATCTTTGTCTACTCCTGTATATATTTTTCTAATTAAATCAAATAAAAATGCACCATCTTCTCCACCAGGTAAACCAAAGAAACCAGCAGATAAGAATATAGCTAACATCATTCTGCCAAATATTTTTTGCCCTGTGTATTTTCTATTCTTATTACCTGCAGTCAACATTCTTAAAAAGACACCCATCATCTGACTGATATATGTTTGAAATAAAAACACAGGAGCGCCAAGACTTCTCATTATTTTAGGTTTATTTATTTTGTTATATAAACCAAATGTCTCTTCAGTTAATTCTTCTGCAATAATTCTAGGAGTAACTACACCACCGTTGGCTGCAACAGCTGCTCTAAATAGTGCATTGTTTTCCATTAAAAATTCTGTAGCATTTTTTCTAAATGTAGGATCTTGAGCTAATCTATGAATAGCTAAGAATGCAGTAGATCTAGCAAAAGTTTCGAAAGTTTGGAAAGCTCCACCGATTATTGTATTCTCTACAGTTCTAAATTTAGATCTTAAACTATTTCTTGTTCTAATATTTAAAGTTCCAGATGGCATACCTGCTTCTCTAACAGCTGAGCCTTGTTTTATAACACCATTAAAAACAGCTGCTAAAAAATCATCAGCTTGATCTTCAGGAAGATTTTCTCTTCTTATATCTAGGAATAAATCTTGATAAGATCTATTTTTACCGCTTAACATTTTACTTGTAATAGCAAATGCTCTTGCTAATTCTTTTTTGGTTTGTGCTTCCCCTCCAAATTGTGCTATATAAGGACCTGTTATTTGAAGAAGACTTAGTAACTGTAA